AAGAAGTTGTTCCAGTTGTGCCAGCACCAATAGCAATGAAGTTACCAGTATTTCTAGCAAGCAATCCAAATAAAGTGCTACTACTAGAATCAAATATTCCAGCAGCTTGGTACACACCAAGAGTAGCCCCCGTGCCTAATCCAAAACCACCGTAAGTATTAAATGTGCCACTGGTATTGTTTTTAATTCTGTCAACAACAAGCGTATTAGTGGTAATTGTTCCGCCATCAATATAAGAAGCTACAGTGCCACTAGAGTTCTGTCCATTGGCTAAATTGGTAAAGGTCACCAATCCATCAAAGTTTGTCCAAGTAAAAGGTCCTGTAATGACTGGGGTATTTTGTGCGCCCCCATAACTAGTTTCTGAGAAAGTTACAGAAATAGCCCAATAATGATTGTTACCAGAAACAACCCCAAGCGATCCAGGAGTAAATGTCGTTGACCAACCAGATGTTGAAATTGATGCTACGTTAGTAGAAAAGTTATAACTTACTTGACCTGTGGTTGGCGATGTAGGCGCACTTGCTTGAGCAATGTTGTAGTAAAAATAGATAAACGAACTACGTGACCCAGGAGCGCCTACCGCACCATTAGAACTTACCGCTTTAATAGGATTAGCTGTATCAGTCCAATCAATAGTAGATGTTGTTGTATTGACAGAAACGATCAATGGCACTGTCAAGGAAAACAAAACATACCCTGGTGTTGTGTTGGATGGTATTGTTGTTGACCAGCCAGAAGGTGCAGCAAAGCCTCCTGTAGCCCATGTATAGGTAGAAGTTGTTGCTGGTCTAGCAGGTGGCGTAATTCCAAGTACCCATTGATAAATGGTTGGAAAAGCTGCCATAACGCCATTAGTACCAGTAATCACATCAAGATCAATTGATGATCCTGAGTCTACTTTCCATGTGCTATCAGGCGCTGTAGTGGAAATAGAAAACTGAATTTGACGACCACCATTAGTTTGGTAGTACAAATATTTAGTTGTACCAAATCCACCACTTACTTTAGTCCAAACATAATCCGTTGGGTTGGTTGATTCGGCTGAATCATTTGTATTACGAATTCCGTAGTACAGACGATTGGTTGGAGAGTTGCTAAAGTTTGTAGATCCATCAATACTGTCTGCATATTTAACAGCAATATATTTATACAAATAAGCAAACAAAGATCCATTAGGCGATGTTATTTGTCCAGTTACAGGATTTGTAGAAAAGTTACCACCAAAATTACTTAATAAATAATTTATGGCATCAGAAATTTCTGATTGCGTAGGATTTGAATCAATAGAAAAAGGCATTAAAACGCATCCTCAGTTAGTGTGGATTGCATGTTTAGTGCGGTCATATTCCATGTATCTGTTGCATCATAAGAACCAAACTTAACAGCGACCGTTCTAACAGTATTTTGTTGAGTAGTTACCCAAGGATTATTAGTAGAAATATCTGTTACGCCTGTTTCTCCATATGTAGGAGTTTGGGCTGTAGAGTTAGCGCCACCAACAGTAATGTTAATTGTTCCTGAACCCGATATTTCTGGCAACAAACGGTGGATGTACACCTTAGACGAATAAGGTACAGGACCATCTGAAGTTTGCAAAGAAATGTTTGTACGTTCAAACTGAGAATCAATAGCAGAACCTGAAAAAGCATTTGTAATAGCTGTCTCAATTAACTTGCCATTATCAACGCCACCCTTAGCGTATGTAACGCATCTAGAAGCGTATTTAAAGTAATCAGGTGAACTATCTATCCATCTAGGTCCTTCTGTCCCCATACAGGCGTTCTGAACGTCTTTAGGGGCATTCCATACTTGCAAGTCATATCTGTATGACAACATTTTGTTACACCAACCAGTAGATGTTAAGTCTGGGTAATAAAGTTCAATTTGATTCTTTTGAGTGTTATTGACCATAAAAATACGGTCTGAATAAGTTGTACTTAAATTAGAAAAGAAGTAATCACGGACTTTTTGGTTTCCTAGAGGAGCAAAGTCTGATCCATTAAATATCCAGATATCTCTGCTATCTACTCCATATACAGCAGAATCAGTATTTGACCAGCAATTATTGTTTATTAGTCCACGCCCTTGGTTAAACAAGCGAACACCAAAAACAGGTGCTGTACTGTTTTGATAAGCAATAGGTGAGAAAATTACTGTATCCCAATAGCTACAAACATAAAAGTTAGCACCAAGAAAGAAACCATCAATTAATGGTCCACGCACTGGAACTTCTTGTTCATTGGCTATGTTATTTAAAGTTGGTGTCCAAGTAGCAGGTACGCCAGTATTGGCAAATGCTTGTGACCAACGAACAGTTGTCGGATAGTTAATTTCCTGACCAGTACTGTAAGTTTTTGTTAGATTGCCAGCAAGAAGAATATTGCCCACATTAGGGGAGCAAAAGTTACGCATAAAACTAGCAGTAACTTTGGTAACAGAAGGAGTTAATGTTGTTTCATAGTTCCATACATAATTGTCTGGAGCCGCATCATATCTATAAATTTCTGTTGCAGTTGGCAAGAAATACATGGGAGCGCCAAGCGTGTCATTAATAAAGAACACGTTACCAACCCAAGATGTAGTAATGTTTAAATCTTCTGTGTAACCTGAAAGATAAACGGATGGATTAGACCCAACTCCTGGCGTAATGTTAGTAATGCCTGTAGCTGTAAGCATGTACCAAACCCCTTGGCTAGATGAATTACGGGTTGCTACTATATAAACCCATTGAGTCTCAGAACGAAACCCACCTTCCATAAATATAGGCATACGAGGAATAACAGACATGATCTGTTGTTCACCAAATACTTTTTTAATACCCCTAACATCTGCCTCTATGTTTTTGCCACTGTTGTACTCATTTGTACCAAGCGCATTACTTGGCACATCAGGAGTAAAACTCATTGCCGTAAATGGAGTGCGTAGTCGTTGGTAATCGCTCATATTGCCACCATTGGTTCTACCATCTCTTCAAGATTTCTTAAAAGACGGATATCTGTAGGATTAAATTCTAAAGCTTTCTTGCAAAGTTCAATTGCTTGATCCTTTAGCCCTAGATGCCATGCAGCAATGCTTGCAAGGTCATATGGACGCTCAGTCCACACAGTTGGGTCCATTGTGTAAACAAGGGCTTTATCTTTGATTTCTAGGGCCTTAGAAGCTGCAAAATAGCATTGCATCCAGTCTTGGCGCATGTAAGAAATCATTGCCAACTCTACCCAAGGTTCACGAGTATGTGGGTCTTCTGCGGTTGCTAGGCGATACCATTTCTCAGCCTCAACAATATTGCCTAGATTTTCGTAAGACTTGCCCAAAAGACGCATGGCATAGCATCTCTCATTAATCCAGATGGCCTCAGGCATTTCAAGATATTTGTTTAGGCAAACAATAGCCTCATCCCATCTAGAGTAATACGTCAGTTCACGCGCATGGTAAAAAGCGTTTCTTGGACAGCGTGGGTCTTCTTTAATTGCCAATTCCAGCAAAGGCATATATTGCCCACGACTCTTAGTAGGGTCTGGGTGATGGGTAACCAATAGCATATTGGTATGGGCATAAACTTCTTGAATTCTGCCATCAAGTCTTATGTATTCATGTACTGGATGATGCCAATGGTAGCCATGACGGTGGTGAATCTTCTCTGAAAAGAAAGAAATACCAGAACCCCAATCAAACTTGTAACGCATACGGGTTGTATCGTCTTGCCATACCCGCTCTATTTCTTTGCGCCATCCTTCTTCTAAAACTTCGTCCAGATCAAGAGAGATACAAATATCAATATCCCGTGGGATTAAAGAAAGAGCCGCATCCCGCGCTTTATCAAACCGCCAAGGGCTGATATAGATTTCGGGTACTACGGCCCCAAGTTCTCTTGCAAAGGAGACTGTGTTATCTGTTGAACCTGTATCTGCAATCAAAATAAGATCTGCGCCTTTAGCTGATTCACAGAATTGTTTTACAAACTGTTCCTCATTTTTGCTAATTGCGTAGACCGCTATCTTGAGTTGTTTTTTCATGGTTGAGTAGGCCAAGTAATATCCCAAGGAAAGCCAGATTGTGTAGGCACATCACGCAATGCTTGGCGATATGTAGCCCATACTGTCTTGTCCACAGGTGCATCTGCTACTTGTGTCCAGTCGCTGTCTTTGAGTTTTTCATCCCGTGTAGTACGCACAGACTTAGCCTGTTGCTCATCGACTACTGCTTTTACAGCATCATCAAAATCAACAATTTTCCATTTAGTAAACCATTGACCATCTATTTGTTCTACACCATCACGGGCAATCCCTTGGTAACGAGTAAATGTTGGTGTGGGGCCTTCTAGGACTACGCTTGCGCCTAGTTCTGCAAGCACTTCTGGTGTTGTTGTACCCCATGTAGGGCCACCGTTTGCTAATGTGTATGCACGAAACTCTGCTTCGTACATGACTTGACCTGATTGTGTTCTGATTTCCATGATTTTCCTTATGCAATAGCCAAGAAGATGTAAGTTGCTGAACTGACGTTGATAGCCGCAAGAATGGTTGAATTTAAAGCAAAGCCTGTTGATACGGTGGTCACTGAGCCAAGCGTAGCTGTTTCGGCCGCTGTGCTGTTCAAAAACAAATATGGGTCAGTCAATACAGTCATGCCACGGGCTGTGTCGTAGACGTACCAACCACCACTAGCATCTTGTCGCTTGATAAGCACGAACCTAGCACCGCCTGTAAAGCCACAGTCAATGGTCTGGGTTGTGCCGTTCCCTGTATATGTTCCGACTTTACTTACACCAACGCAAGTTGCAAATAAATAAGCAACGTAAGTTATTCCTGAACCATTTGTTCTTCCAGAATCATCAAGATTTATAGCAGTTAATGTTGGTTGTGAAGAAAGCCCTTCAGCAACATCGGTATATAACCTTGATGAAAACAATGAAGTGTTGAAGTTGGCATATTTAAAAGACGTAGATGTAAAATTTGAATAAATATACCAGTTACCCGCATTGCTTCTTGTTTTAATAATAAGCAGTTCAGGCACAGCCGCCAAGTTATGGCTTATTGAGCGCGGGGTTGATGAATCTCCCGTATAGCAAACCTCATCAAAGAATGATGGGGCGCGTCTGAAGTTCCAAGAAATATACCCAACACCTCCGTAATAACCAGGCATCTTGAAGCCAGTGTTATCCCAAAAGTTTGTCATTGTTGCATTGGGAGATGCTTCTGCGGCAGTAGAACTTGTTGTAAGAATCAATGTGCTTTGTGTTGCAGTTGTACTTACACCACGCAGCCTGTCATTGATAGACATATTTAAAGAATCGCCTGGTGGGTATCCTTCAAACTGCATATCAACGGGGAAATTAGTTGTAAGTGCTGTGCCTGTAGATGCAGTGGAATAGATAGGACTAAACACCTTAGTCGCATCCGTAGGCACTTTCATCGGGCCTCTGCGTATGGCTATGTAGATGAATGTTGCTGATACGCTTGGTCCGGGAACATAGTTTCCATCAAAATAGAACCCTGTACTATTTGCTTGACATACACCAGTAGTAACTTCGGCGTTACTCAAATTAGGTCGCAAAAAAGCACCGCCATCAAGTTGAACGGGCATTCCTCTCATGTTGTCAAATAAGAACCAACTTCCGCCGCTGCCGCCAGATTGTTTCATTAACACCCATTGCGCCTCGTAACCTAAATTTACATTAGCGATTCCACTTCCATCAGTAGTAAAAGACCCACAACTAATCACATTGTCTGTGCCAGTTGCGCCAAAGCCACCTGCGTTATGGGCGAATAGGTAGGCAACATAATTAGCACCATTGGCATTAGTTAGACCAGCAATACCCATAAGAAGTGTGCTGCTTGTGGAATTAACTAAATCAACGTAAACATCAGGTGCATCTTGCACAGTACCCGCCCCGTTTAATCTAATATAACCTTGAGGGCCAGGAGAAGCGTTATTTTGTGAACGATGAAACGTGTACCAATTAGTAGCTGAATTTATGTCTTTAACAATTACAAAACTCGGCACTGAACCTAAGTTGTGGGATATTGACCTATTATCTACACCATTTCCAGTCCAAGTCACAACATCAAAGAACTTAGGTTGCTTGCGGAATGTCCATGAGACGTAATTGCTACCACTATTATTTATATTATTTCCACTTGAAAAATATGTAGCCTCAAATCCATTTGATAAAAAATTACCGCCATTAAGACCATTACCGTCTGCGCCATTAGTTAAATTACTGTAAAGCCCAGAAAACCGACCTCTAATAGTATCTACTAATACATTATTTGTTCCGTTAGTACGATTTTTAATCCATACTAAACCGCCTTTACCAGACAAATCTATGCTATTTGCAATGGTTTGTGTTCCGTTATCACCAGAATAAAGATATGTGCTAAACACATCTTCAATGTATGTAGGCACAACAGCAACACCACCCCCAAAAGCATCATATGTTGCTGCACCTGACGTTGCTTGTAATGGCATTTTATTAAGCCTTAAACTGAGTTACAGAAGCTAATACCGTATAAGCAGCACTACCTGTTTTAATAATTAAATATCGATAACTATCAATTCCACTAGCATTACCAGCCGTAGGAGCACCGCCTAACCATCGCATTGTTACACCACTTGTTGTTCCATCTACTTGAACAGAAGAGTTGTAATAAGCAGTAGAACCTTGAGTAACCAAGAAAGCCACAGTTAATGATTGACCTGTGGACATCAGTGTATTCAATGATGTACCGCTTGAGCCTCTAAAGTTAACAGTCCAATTAGCAGAAGCATTACTTGTGTAATACAACACCGCTTGAGTAGTTACATCGTAATTAATAGTTCCAGTAGCAGCAGTAGCAGAAACAGTTGAAGTTTCTGCAACATCATACAAAACAGCGCCTAAAACAGATGATGAACCATTAAATGTTTGTGTAGCTGTAAAGGTGTTGGCTACGTTAACAACCGCTATATTTGCACCAGCAAGGGTAGTCGCCCCAGTGCCACCGTTAGCAATAGGTAATGTTCCTGTTACACCTGTAGACAATGGTAAGCCTGTAGCATTAGTCAAAGTAACGCTAGTTGGTGTACCCAAAATAGGAGTAACAAGTGTTGGGCTTGTGGAAAATACTAAGTTAGTAGATGTTGTTCCAGTTGCGCCAGATGCCGTATATCCAGTGATATTATTAAAAGAAGTAATGCTTGCTGTAGAAGCACCAGTACC